GAAGTCGTGGAAGCTCTGGATCTACCTGGACCAGGTGTACAAGGGTGCGGACATGGGTCTTCTTCGCAACATCGAGAACGCCGCTGACCGGATTATCTGCTTTACCGAGACGTGGAAGCAGCACCTTCTCACCCGTCTGACGACCCCCAACATCAAGATCGATGTCATGGAGCACGGTGTGGATACTCTGGTGTTCAAGCCCATGCCCGACTCGGAGCGGATCGGGATTCGCAAGAACCTCAGCATTCACCCGAACGCCAAGGTGTTCCTGAACATGAACCGCAATTCCCAGCGTAAGCGTCTGGATCTCACAATCATGGCATTTGCTCGTCTGCTGAAGAAGCTCCCCGACCAACCTCTTCATCTCCTCCTTGTCACTGGAGTGAAGCCGGAGGGCGGAGCATTCTACCAGCCTCTCCAGATCTACCTGAACGAGCTCGAGCTCCTGGGGCTGGACAACCTGAAGTACGGCACCCGCGTCTCAATTGTCGACACGACTCCCCCAACTGCTTACTTTAACGACGAGGCGATTAATCAGCTGTACAATGTGGCGGACGTGGGCGTGAACACGTCCAACGGCGAGGGATTCGGTCTCTGCCAGCTGGAGCACATGGCCACCGGTGCCCCTCAGGTGGTTCTGGATCTGGACTGCTACAAGTCGTTCATGACTCCCGAGACTAGTGTGCGGTGCCCTCTCTCCTCTTACTCGTACCTCCAGATGACCGCGGGCGTCGGTCTCACAGAGTATACTACGACGGCCGAGGAGGTCGCATCTGCGATGGAGAAGACGCTGGGCATGCTGGGCCGCGAGACAAGCGAAAAATGTATTTCGGTCGCCCGCTCTCGTCCATGGTCCAAGATCTGCGACGCCTTCCTTGAGAGCATCCTGGAGAAGAAGGATTAGAGGAAATCGGGATTCCAAGACTTCAGCTTCTTCCCCACAAAGTCCTTGAGAAACCAGTTCTTAATTTCACCCCGAAAGGGCGTTGCGTGCCCGTAATCTACGCACCATACAACTCCATCCTTCTCGATGAAGTTGTAGGGTGTGATATCAATGTATTCCATGTTGCCCTCCTTCAAGAGCCGATTGATAATGTAATGAATCTGATTCCAGACCCACCCAGGTATATTCTTGGGCTGGGGACCGTACTTGTCGGCCAGACACATCTCGTCCATGTCTTGGGTGATCAGGTAACTCGTATTATTACTCTCAAAGAACGGCGGAGCAATGTTGAGCTCCGACGCTTTCTTGTACAGATGGATCTCCAGGGGATTCGCGACGACTTTCAGGAACGTTGTCATGGTGTTTTCTTGTTGATCTCTTTGAGTGCCTTCTCGGCTTCTTCCGTCATTCTCGGCAGATCCGTTTTTATCCAGAACCCACGGATTCGGCTGGAAAATACGTAACTTTGTTTGAAATGCGTGTTCATGTCGTCCAGTGTGCGGCACATCATTAGGAGATGGTATACGACTGGGTTTCCGGAACCGAAAAACATTGGGCGATCTGTCTCAATCTTGATTTCCGTCTGGTAGTCTGAGATCTGTTCTCCCCCGTTATTCGTAGCAATCATATCGTAATCAAACGAAAACTTATTCTTGAACTGACCGACCAGGACGTGCATGCCCGCTTTTAAGTTCGCAAGGATCTCGGGAACGGTCGCACTCTGGGGCAGCGTCACCATCGTCTGTCCCGTCACAACTTTCACCGACTTCATCGCATCAATGTTGCGAAGAGATACTGTATTGTAAGGCCCATACTTATCCTCAAAGTCAATCACCTTGATTGGACTCTTACCGTTGCGATTCTTGGCAATACGTAAGTACTTCAAGTAAGGCTCGAACGTTTCCACGAACCGGCGTTCGGTGAAGTATACATACTCATAGAAGTATCCACCGTCCGTCTCGCAGTTTGTAGGGTCGATAATGAGCTCCTCGTACCCCGGTGGTTCACGAGAATTGGCCGCACCCTGTTCGCGTGCGGCTTCCTCGGACGTCAGGCAGGCGGGGTGGGATACGTAAATCCTGCTCTTGTCGATGTGCGATGGGGGGTGGTAGAGGTAGGCATCTGTGAGCCACAGGTACTCTATAGGCAGCTGGATAGTCGAGATCGCATCGTGTTCACGTTCGGTGGTCAAAATGATGGAGAGAATACGGTCATCAGCCTTGCCCTTCATGTCTGGGAAACTGGATAACCATGCCCAGTGTCCAAGCAAGCGAACGGCCTGGGGGGTAGGAGCAAAGTACATAATACCCCCCGACGTCTCGAAGATGTAGGGGTCAAAGCAGATACCCTTCGTTATATACCTCGAAGAACTGCGGGGATCGCAGTTCCACCCTCGTGCCATGAAATCGACCGATGGCATATCGAAGATATCGGGGTACCGATTGATCACCATATCGCCATCAATGTAAAGAACAGCTCGGCCTTCCTTGCTTGCGGCTTTCAGTGCGGCCGCAATGAAATTGGGTTTCATGTTAATTGCTGTCTGGTACTGTCCCCGCTCAAAAGGATACTCCTGGACAAGGTAGTTACAGTTTGCCTTCTTACACATCTCCTTCCACTGCTCGATCATCTCTTCCATCTTTATCGGTCTCTGACGCTCATCTCCTTTGGCAACGCGGGATTCCAGTGTCTTATTCACTAATTTTGTGAGTGCGTCCTTGAACTCTGGGCTCTCCAGTGTCTTCTTGTCCCATTCCTTCACCTTGTCCTTCGGAACATTGGCCTCGTCGCGTAGTTCGTCCAGATACTCCCATTTCAAGTTCTCGCTGATTTCTGAAGGACATTCGTAATTCACGCGGTTCTTGCCTTCCTTCACCTCCATATCTGTTGTCTCGTTTCCGAACCGCCAGTAATTCTTGTTCGAGTTTCCGCGTCCCCACCAGTATGTACACACCACAAACCTGCTCTTGGGGTTAACGATAACGGGCTTTCCAATCGGATACTTTGCCATCATCGCATCAATGGCCGCATCGCCGCCTATCATTGGAATACGGTATTTCTTCTGACGGGCCGTGCGACGCCTATTCCTGCGGGTATCCCGCCGCTTCATTAATTATAGGTAAAGAATTCTATTCTGTCCTCTTTTAGCACGCCCAATCGTAGAAGACGTTGCTTGTCTCCGAATGCCGGCTCGTCAAAGACCTCTTTGGTATCTGGATCCACCAAGAATACGAAATCCTTGACCTTTACCCTCTGGAGCCGACGCTTGCGTTTCATCATGTTCTTGAGATAGGACGCATCAAGCTCGTCATCCTTGAGATTCGGGTTGAATGCCAGATCTTCGCTCTTGGTCGTGCTGTCGAATCGCATACACTGAAGCACGGGCTTCTCGCGAGAGTGTAGCTTGCGATGAATCTCGCAGTCCACTGCCGCCTGCTTGATCAATCGCGTAATTCCCGATGTGATTCGCTCCTTCTCGTACGACACTTCATACAGGAACTCGTCGCTGGTCATGAACGCTTCAGGTGCCCTTCCACCTCCTTCTGGAAGATTGTACTTCTTGGGACTGGTGTCCGCCCTCCGAATAGGAACGATGTTGAACGCTGTATTCGACGATGCCTGGTCCTTTGTGAATACTGACACGTAGAACGATATGCGGATCGTGCGTTCCTCCTGCGGAACCGTGTCAACTTTGATGGATCCCTCCGACAGAATTTGGCGGGTGGCGTGGGAACACAGGCGAATACCGCGTCCAATGACCTGGTCGTGCCTCGCAGGATTCCAGTGGGGTTCCATAATGTGGAGATGGCGGACGTTCTTGAGGTTAATGCCTTCCGCACCGCTGGAGGTAGCCATCAGAATACACAGGAGCTTCTTTCCGCCCCGTTTCAGTATGCTTTCCTTCATGCTTCCCGAATGTTCAGGGTAATCGGACTGTAGACCCAAGTAATCCTCGTTGAAAATCAAACGCGTGATTTCCAGCTCGGCCCGGTCAATCCCGCCAGTGTAGAAAGCGTACGCGGGCTTGGCCGGATCCATATCCGGGGCTTCGCGGTACTTTCCTCCCTCCTTTACTAAGCGGTACCGCTGATACCCGTTCGCATCGAGAATTGCCGCAAGAATACCGAGACCTTCGAGCTTGAGGTACTGCGAATACACGAACTGGTTCTTGAAGTTTTCGGTCTTGATGTTTGCCAGAATCTTCCGCATCTTCGGAGAATACGTGGCCAGACCTTCATCGCGGAGGTACTTGTCGGGGTTCTCACGCAACTTGGCCAGAATCACGGCTTTCTTGTCATCTTCATTATCTTCCTCGGCCTGCTCGTCTGCGAGGGCACGGAAATCCGAGGGAACGGCGTAGTTACAGGCCAGGCGGGACATGACGCGGTACGTCTTCATGTCTTCATTGAGGGCCGACACCCCCGTACGTTTCTTGGAATCCTGCTGGATCTCCTTCCACCGGACTTCGAGGTACCGATTGAACTGCTCGTCGGACATTTCGATGAGTTCGAGCATCTTGTCGTCGTCCACCCGTTTGGGGAGCATACGTTCGTCGGACCCCTTGTAGTACGAGACAAGACCCTGTACTCGCTTCTGGAAAAGCAGGGCGTTTTTGACATCAAGACCCTCGACGAATGTGTTCATGAAATCGGCAAAGTTCGTGGGGAGACATTCCAGGGCTTCACGCTGAATGTTTTCGCGAGGGGCAAGGACTCCGCCGGGAAATGTGGCAGCAAACGATTGGCGAAGAGTGTCGACCCAATCTCCCGGAGTCTTGTATGTCACGGCTTCATCGTACTGTACGGCAATACGCTCGCCCTCCTTGTTGTACACCGACTTGAAATGACCTGGATTGCGGGTGACCTGAATCGACCGCTTCACGCTGTTGAATTCTACCGTGTCCACTTCTGGAAGTTTACGGAAATACGTCTTCATTCCCGCCTCGTCCCATGTCGGCAGTTCCTTCACGGGTATTACAATTCGCTCAATGGGTCCACGCAGCAGGTTCAGGAGAAATGCGATCTCGTTGGGGCGGTTGATCAAGGGAGTTCCCGAGAGTGCTACGACCTTACAGTCCTTCGCGTAGTATATGGAGTCGTAGAGCCGTTTGCCGATGACGGAATTGTTGATCGTTCGGGAAATCAAGTTGTGGGCTTCATCGATGATCACAACCGCATTGTCAAACGGATTGGATTTCAGGGGGTCATCATCAGGGACAATGCGACGCACGCTCTCGCCAGTCAGACCGTTGTAGTTGATGAAATTGTACCGGTTCTTAATGAGATCGTCAATTTGTTCGTTGATTCCCTGCTGCGAATCGCGGGGCAGGGACGAGTAATTCGAGTCCTTTCCGGGAACCGTGACAAAGTACCGTCCCTTACTTAGGAAGTCTGCGGACATTCCCATCGCAAGAGCGGGAGCCTTGTCGGCTTCGCTACGAATAATACGGACCTCCCAGAAATTGTTCTGGACATAGATTGCGTCTCCGCACTTTCGGATCTCCTGCTTGAAATTGTCCTGGAGAGAGGCTGGGAGCAGGACCCACACTTTCTTGGTGGACAGGAGCGATTCGGCTACTCCGATGGCCGAGCAGGTCTTTCCAGATCCCAGGCCGTGGTACACGAGAAGACCGCGATAGGGGGTTTCGATCGACAGGTAGTCGCGAACGAGTTTCTGGTACGGCAGGAGTTCGCGAGTCGTCTTTCCCGTCTGCTGGAGACAGAGATCTACGCCCTCGTCGTCGGGGGCGGGATCTTTACGGTATTTCAGGTATATTCGGGCAATGAAGTCGGCAAAGGCCTTGCGATTCGGCAACACAAATGCCGTCGTCATTGTATCAACAACGTAAATAAAATACGTTCATGATACAATGAATTTGGACGGAGAT